ATTTTCACTACTTGGAACATATTTTGATTTTTTTGCTTTATTCTGAATACCAAACCATAACACTCTCCCTATCGGAGGATAACCTATAAATATATATCCCAAGTGTAATTTTGATAGAATATCCCTATGCATTACAAAACAATCAAACCCTGGCATAACTCTTCCTGTTAATTTGTACAATTTTTCCATATCATTAACAGTATATCTTCCATGTGAATCACCTTTATCAACATCCCATCTACATATTGTTAATCCATCATAACCTTCTTTTATTCTATCATATACATATTTATAAAAATTAGGTTTTAGACTAATATCTACGTTAGAATATATTAAATATTCTGCATCAGAATTATCATATAATTTGTATAAGATATCTCTTATTAACGGCAATTTCCTTTGTTTTTTGCTAAAGTTATAATAGTCTAGACAACTTTTTTCCAAATCAGGAGTTTTAGTGAAAAACTCTGGTATACTATCCCTATCTTCAGGATACTGTGCGGTAATTAATTCAACCTCAACATCAGGTAAATTTAAATCATCTATATATTTTTTGGCATTCCTAAATGATTCAAATGTAACTGGTTGTGCATAATATAGATATGAGGGATGATTTTCTTCAGCATTAATAGGGTTTATTATGTGTGCTATTCTTATCATATATTTTATACTTGAGATAATTTCAAATTATTATTAACATAAATCTTGTCGCATATTATTTTTTTATGAAAACTGAAACCATTCTTAATTAGTATACTATGTACATTTCCAGATTCTTGTAACCATGGATAATTATCCTCAACACTTATAACATTAATATGTACTTTTTCAAAATCAATTCCTCTCAAAACATTTATTTCTGATCCTTCTGTATCAATAGATAAATAATCTACAACTGTAATATCAAAATCATTAAATATTCTCTTCAGTGGAATACATCGAACATCAATAATATTTTTATCTGAATTTACTGTTTCCTTATTTATCCTATCAGTATGATATATATTGTATTTATCAACCAAACCACTTAGCATTTCTCCTTTTCCACTTATAGCCATAAATTCTTTTTCAACATTTCTGTCATATGCACAACATTGCATAGTTATTGCTTTTCTATTTTGACATAGTTTTTTATAAAACAAAGGTGTAGGCTCAATACATATTCCACTCCAATCTAAATATTTTTCAAAAAAATACGTGTTAGATCCCTTAATCCCATCATATGATCCAACTTCACAAAATATTCCATTTTTCATATTTCTAAATATATCACAATTTAGTATCTTATCCTGTTCATATTGTGAAAAATATGTCATAATAATACTATCCAAAATCAAATAAAATATATAGATATGGCCACGATATTATCTGTAGTTTATAATATATATGGACATATTAACAACAGCAATAGGTATTCTTGATGATACTATACCATCATTTACGGTGTTATTAGATGATTTTAGAAAAAAAATGGAAGAAAATAAATATATAACAACAGTTAATGTAATATTAGGTATTAAATTGATACTTTACATAATAACATTAGTACAGATGTCATATTTTTATTTTTATAAAAATAAGAGGACATTTTCAAGTAATGTGTTATTAAAATTATTAATAACTATATTGAATATTATAGTAGTACTTTTTATCATTCTTGATATTAAAAGATTTATTATACGTTAAATTTGGTTATAGTAGTTGGAATGGCTGAAACTTTACAAAATTTCACCCCTTTGAATTTACATCCATTTTTTATACAATGTAGATCCCATTCTTTTAGTGTGACTTTAGTGCCATCTTTTTTTTCTACCATACTATATTTTTTAGGATCCCAACCATTATGTTCATGTATAGATATAATATCTAAGCATGGGTTATATACATTATACTTTTTACTTTTGATTAATTGATAATTTAATCTGGAATCACACTTTACTATACCTATCCTAAAGTCTGATTCAAAATCAGCTACTATAGGAGATTTAAATATCCAACTATCTATAGATAAACCATTATTATGCATAGTTTTAATCTTACCATATTTTTTATGATTTATAATAATACCATTATGGCCTGATGGATTTTTAAGTTGCTCAATTTTATTATACCTTGTTAGCACAATAAATTTATTTTTCATATTAATATCCTTTAACAAGTTTAATCCTTTATCATAATCATAAAATATATCAGAATTAGCTATTATTATTCTGAAATTTCGTAAATATTTATTTGCATAATTAAACATATCCTTAAAAGTGGGTCTTTTTGTAATAAATACAATTTTGATGTTATAATTAAATAATATTTTAGCCATGTTATCTTTTCTGGTTCCTTCATAAAATATAACAATATCAACAATATATGGATTTTTAGTATTATGTTGTAATACTCTGATATATTCATCTATCCTATCCTTTGATGTTTCATTATATAGGGTTGTAAGTAATATGTATTTTTTGATATCAGATGCTTTTCTTTTCGCCTCATTAATATTAAAATTGTGAAATCGTCCTCTATTCCCTTTCCACATAGCATCTTTTCCAAGGTGAAATGTGAGATTAGATCCTGTTTCAATTTCAAGGAATTTTTTTGCATATTTTCTTACTTGATTTTTAAGTACTGTTCCAACAGGAGGATAACCTATAAATATATTTCCTAAATTAATTGATTGCAATATGTCTCTTGTTAAAATTATACAATCATGTCCAACATGATACTCTTTTGGTTCATTATATAACTGATCAATTGATTTATTCACATAGTCTATTATATCTCCTCTATGTATACATATTCCATCATATCCTTTTTTAACTTTATTAAATATAAATTCATAGAAATTTTTGCTCACAGCTATATCAGCATTTGTATAAATAAATATATCTGCATCTGTGCAATTATAAGCTCTATATAATATATCTTTCATTAATGGTAATTTTTTCTTTTTATTTCTGAAAGAAAAAACATCTTGACATGATCTGTTAAGATCATTTAGAATCTTAAAATCTTTTGGGATTACGTGTCTGTCACTATTATATTGTGTTGTGCATAGTATAATCGATATTTTTTTTGCTTTTATATTTTTTTCTGCATTCTTTTTGGCATTAATCATTGATTGAAACGTAATTGGTTGCGCATATGCTAAATTTGATGGATGATCAGTAGGAGCATCAAATGGGTTAATAATATGGGCTATTTTTGTTTGCATTTTATTTTTTCCCATAACTATAAAAAAAGATAATAATTTATTTTTTTTTTCTTCTCATAAATTTCAAATTATTTAGTTTTATATTAAATATTCCACTATTTTTTCTTTCTTTAAATTCGTGATATATATCATCATTAATACTTTCAGTGTCATCATTATAATCACGCTCATCTTTATACGAATAATTTAAATTATTTATGCGCTCAATTTTAGGCACTGAACTTTTTCTTTTTCTTGATCTGACCGAATTAAATGAAGGAGAATCTGCTTTTCTTAATTTATTTCTTATCGGATCTGTTATTGGAGATGTTGTTTTTCTTAATTTGTTCTGTGTTGTCTTACCTATATCAATTGATATATCAGATATAGCAGATATACGACTTTTTCTCATTGATCTATATTTTTCTATTCTTTCATTTTTAATATTTTCTATTAAATGTCTATAAATAGCAGATATTCTAGTTCTTTTGTTAGTATAAAGGTCAACTAATACTTCTCCTTGATCAAATCCTAAATTTTTGACCATAATATCAACTATAACAGAATCTATAGTGTAAATAGGTTCAAATTTAGGAAGATATGAATCAATAATATGATCTGCTATCCATGGATGATTTTTTATTTTTTCTAAAGATAGTCTGCTTTTTTCTCTTATAAATATCTTCCCAATAAGATCAATCATTTGAATATGATTAATAATATCATCTAAAAAATCACTACTTATAGTATCATTATCCATTTTTTTTGTATACTTTAATACTTTTGTGTGTATATTTTGTATTAAAAAATATACAGGTTCAGTAGCAGTTCCTTTGTTTTTTAATGTATTTGTTGATTTTAATCTTTTTTCAAGATATTTTTCAAATTTAACAAGTGTACTTTTTTTGCCATCTCTTAACTTTTCAATATATTTTAAAATACCATCATATTTTCCGAATACAAACATATCATACACATCAATATTTTCACTATTTTCATTATTGTTATTATTGTTAATATTAAGTATGTAACTTTCATCGATATCAAATGGGAAAAATCCAGTTTCCATAACATATAACATAACACATATACTCCAAATATCAGCTTTATATGGACTGTATCTTTTTTTTGTACTAACTTCAGGTGCCATATAATATTTAGATCCTACACATGTATTTGCATTATTTTTATAATCTATAGATTTAGCTAATCCGAAATCAGCAATTTTTATGTTAATATTTCCAGTAGAAGATATCTCAAACAAAATATTATCTAATTTAAGATCTCTATGAGCAAGTAAATTTCCATGTAAATATTCTACTGCAGATATAATTTGTGCTGTAATATATTTTTTTTGTTGTGTATTAAAACCACGCTTATTACTCTCAACAAATGATATTAAATCTCCATCTGACATATATTCCGTGACAATATATATATTTTCATCATCTTCAAATCTATCAATATATCTTAGAATATGTGGATGTTTGCTACATAAATTTATAATTTTTGCTTCTTGGATAATTTTATCCTTCAAATTATAAGTTTTTCCATCACTGTTTGTTTGTGTTTTATTATTATCATAAAATTTAACAACTTTTATAGCTACTTTAAAATTATCTTTCATTCTTGTAGCTTTATAAACAATTCCGTACGCTCCTTCTCCTAAAATACTATCAAATTCATATCCATTATAACTACATTTAATAAGGGATAATCTATCAACTATTATATTTAGAGAATCTCTATCTGAAAATATATATATATCATTATCTTGTTTAATAATATCTAAATGTAAAAACATATGTCTTTTTTTTTCGAGAATATCTTCAATTTGATTAGCATATATATTATTTGCATCTTGACTAACTATTGGTTTTATCAATAGTTGCATATTTAAATGTATCATTATACCAACAAAATCATTATTTTCTACTGCATACACACCTACACCATTATCACTATCAATACGGTAAGTTATAGTATACCCTCCTATTTTTGATCCTTGAGAAATAATAGATAAGTTAAATCTTGATTTGTTTGAATTCATTTTGTATCATAAACTATGTAATTAGCTATACAGATATATTATATACATAGTTAGTATTATAATATTCAATTTTTTTGATAATAATATATTGACTAAATTTATACCATACTATGAATAAATATGGACTAATAATAGGATGTGATTATAGCGGATCTTGGAAAGTGTATCAAAGTTGTAATGATGCTAAAACATTTTATGATCTACTTGTAAATACATACAACATTCCAAAAAACAACATCTTAACTTTGTATAACAGTGAATGTACGAGAAATAATATAATAAATTGTATGAATACTTTTGTTAAGCAACTAAAAGATAAAACTGTAGGGATTATTTATTTTGCAGGCCATGGGACACAAACAAGAGATACTAATGGCGATGAATTAGATGGTATGGACGAAAATTATCAAACATATGATAGGAAAATTATATCAGATGATGAAATTACATCTATAGTTGAAAAATCACATATTGGATCATATATTAATATTATTAGTGATCATTGTCATTCTGGAACTATGCTTGATATTAATGAATCACATAAAAATCGAAATTGGATTTCTATCGGATCCGCACAAGATAATCAATCAGCATTACAATCTGGAGATGGATCTATATGCTCATATGAATTATTCAAAATTATAAGAAATGAACCTAATATAACTATAAAAGATTTAAAAGAAAGATTAACCTATAATATGAAAAATAGCTTTATTGGTGATATGCAATTATCAAATATAAGCATAAGCAACAATAAATTATATGATTGTAGTATTTTTGGAACTTTATAAAATTAAAAATATATGCAGATACATATTTTTAATTTATCTAATGTTTTCTTTTTGATCTTCTTTTTGATCTTCTTTTTGATCTTCTAGTTGATTTACCTTTTGATTTTCTGGATGATTTTCTGGATGATTTTCTGGATGATTTTCTTTTTGATTTTCTTTTTGATCTTCTGGATGATTTTCTTTTTGATTTTCTAGATGATTTTCTTTTTGGTTTTCCTCCTAATTTCATTAAGTATGCTCTTCTACCACCTTTTTGCTTACCTAAAGTTTTTAAGAAATCTTCAGCAAATTTTAATTTTGCTGATTTTTTAACAAAAGCAAGTAATTTTGCCAAGTCTAAATTTTCAACCTTATCAGGTGTGCCTTTATTTTTAACTGTAATAATAGAAAATGATTTTACATTTGGATCACTTCTTATATTTATTTTTTCTGTTTCTTTACCCTTTTGTGTAAATGATTTAATTGATAGTCCTTTTGTACCATAAACTATACGTTGTTCTTTTTTTACAGTTTCACCTTTAACTTTTTCTCTTTCTTCGAAATTATGAAAAAATGTAATTTCTCCTTTAGACATACTTGTATATATATATTATATATGGATATAAATAAATTATCTATAGTATTTTTAAGAGATTATGTTAAAGACTGGTTTTATATATCAAACACCAACTATCTAAATTATTCACCTGTTGCTGAGCCAGAAAAAGAAACTTATAAAATAACACATCCTGATAGGCATGATTCAGTAACATATATAAAACACAAATATCAAGATAAATGGTTATATTACACAGACAATAAATTACAATTCAAACCATTACAACTGTCACATACTATCTTCTCTGAACCTTACTATCACCAACCACTTGTGTTATATTTTATGTATATAGGTGATGCTTACTTTTTTCTTTATAGGAATTATCATTTTGCAGATAGAGATATAGATTATGTTATGTATAGTGAAAAAGATGGTAAGATTAATATACGATTCACTAAAAATAAAGAAGATGCTACTATATTTAGATATAAATATATAAAATGGAAAGAGGAATTGAATCATAATTTACATGGAAAAGCTATAAATCAAGGTCTAAAGAATGTTCATTTTGGAAGATAAATTCGAAATATATACATTTTTTCAGTAGTAGTTTACAATTTTCTGTCATGTACGGACTAGTATCTAAATTATTAATAATATTATTGTATCTCATAATACAAGCATCACTATTATAATACATTTTTAGAATATCAACAAGTTCAATTTTATGTATATTATTATTTTTTGTATTTTGTTCAATATATAAAATATACCTTATCAAGCAATCATACAAATACCTAGATATTGTTGCATTTGAAAATCTTTTCTTTTTACAATAATTTATTGTTTTATCTATCTTATTATACAGTATCATATTACTAATAAATCAATTTTTATTTTTAGATTATTCACATTTGTTCAAATAAAATTAGAATAAATTAAGTGCATATATTAGGTATATTCATATCTTTTAACCATTTGGGTTTTTCGCTTAATTTATTACAATAACAGTGAAAATATTGTAAATTAGTAAGGTTACCTATACTATCCGGAAAAATACTTATTTGATTATTATAACAATAAAATCGTTGTAAATTAGTAAGGTTACCTATACTATCTGGCAACACACTTATTTGATTATTATAACAATAAAATCGTTGTAAATTAGTAAGGTTACCTATACTATCTGGGATTTCATTTATTTTATTAGCAGAACAAAGAAATTGTTGTAAATTAGTAAGATTACCTATACTATCTGGCAATATACTTATTTGATTAAAAGAGCAATATAATTTTTGTAAATTAGTAAGATTACCTACATTATTTGGAGGCGAAAGAGGATACAAATCCTCTTTCACCCGACTCGGATGATGAAGAATAATAATTCTTCATCATCTCAGGTAATTTGTCCAACTTTTTCTGACATAAATTTAATATAGTTATCTTTTTAATATCTTCTTTTGGCAATCTATCAATAAGTGACTCTAATATGTCAACATCTGGTTCTCCTTTTTTAATCTCTTCTATAAACAATTCATAAATTGGTTTCAAATTACTA